TTCTGAATAACGCCGTGTACATCTCCAATTTCCCGCAGTTCTCTGTCGTGAATAACGGATACCTCTCTGCTATTGCTTCACAGGCTCACGGGCTGGCGCAGTCCTATAAGTCTGCAGACTGGTCACAGCAGAAGGCACAGACCGGGGCGCAGCTAAGCTATGATCAGGCCACGGCTGGCATGGGTCTGACTGATAGTATGCGTGACATTTCGATTGAGACACAGACAGCTAACATGAACTTGGCGAACCAAACACGTGTCATGCGTGGAGGTGTCAACATTATCAATTCGGCGGTGGGTGGCGTCGCGTCGCGTAATCCTATGGCTATTGGCAGTATTTTGACTGAAGGAGCGAACGCTGCCATTGATATTAATCAGAATGTTCAAGGCGCGAACATTCAAATGGCAAACACTAATAAAACCACTGATGCTAGTTTGTCGAACATGGCTTATAATCGTGATACGAATAAGCAGTATCAGGACTTTGCCAACCGTGGCGACTACCAGAACACTATCGCCCAAATTAACGCCCGTGTTCAGGACACGAAACTCACACAGCCGACCGCTTCAGGTGGTATCGGTGGGGACGCGTTTTTGATGGCTGTTCACAAAATGGGTGTTGACGTGAAACTGAAAATGCCACCGATCGGCGCTATCGAACGCATTGGTGAATATTGGCTACGTTACGGGTACGCTGTATCAAGGTTCATGGTGATTCCAGATAATTTGATGGTCATGAGTAAGTTTACGTACTGGAAACTCAAAGAGTGCACCATTATCGACAGTGAATGTCCAGAACCATATCGTGCGGCGTTGCGCGGTATTATGGAATCAGGTGTGACCGTGTTTTCGGATGCCAACGATATTGGCACGCTGGACCCGGGGCGCAACCACCCTATTTATTCTGACTATTTCAACCGAACTGAGGTCTAACCAATGAGTCGACGCGGAAAACGCAACAGGGTGGGGGACGGGGGCATCCTCTCCCGTATTGGATACGGCGAGTCCATCACTGGATCACCGTTCTACAATAACCCCGTGACCAACGCCGTAGCAGCAGTGGAATCACTGTACCTACGCCGCTTCACCGAACTACGTGTAAACAGCTTCACCTGGAAGAATCTCCCAGATAATATTCCAGAACGTCACGTGGAAATGACGCTGAACCGTGAAGCGGTCTGCGTGTTCTTCTACAGTGACCACTACCAAAAGTATCTGGCACTGCCTGGAGCTTCACGCGGTTTTCTGGATATGCACGATGAGCCGACCGCCTTTCAAGTGAACACTAATCAAGCATACCGGGGCCCTACTGAGTTGAAGGCTAAAGACTGTGTGCCGATCTGGGCTAACCGCACCCGTGTGCCTGATTATGACGTCATGTGGTGGTATGCGCGCCGGTTGGCTGAAGTGGAAACCACTGTGGACATTAATATCAAGTCTGCCCGTTTAGCGCGTGTTTTGGCTGTGTCTGAGAATATGCGGTTGAGTGGCGAGAACTTTGTAAGACAGATTGATGAAGGCAATCCTGTGATCAAAGTTGACGAGTCATTCATGACTGAAGGCGTACTGTCAGTTCTAGACATGGGTGTCAATCCAGACAACATCCTCAGTGTCCAAATGGTGAAAAACCGCCTCTACAATGACTGCATGACATTCTTAGGCGTCAACAATTCCAACCAAGACAAAAAAGAACGTCTAGTCGCTGATGAGGTGGACGCTAACGGTGAACAGGTCCTGCTCAACCGGGCTATCGCCCTGGGGGCACGCAAAGAGGCTGCTAAGAAAATCAATGAACGTTTTGGCCTGAACATTAGTGTTGACTGGAATGATGAGCTGAAAACCAATGATGAAACTGTAGCGCCTGTGCCTGTAGGGGATGGTATTGATGAGTAGCTTCACGTTCACTATGGCTGAACTGCGTGAAGATGATCCACACGAAATGTTCGGGCTCGACGCATACCCGATTTTTGATGAGCTGCACCGGGCTGAACTGAACCAAAAGATCATTGATCATTTTTGGAACAGAGAGAGTGCTTTTGAGTCTCCATCCATGTTCCGTCATAAACTGCGCACGCTGATGAATATTCAGATGCCATACTTCAATAAGTTGTATGAGTCTGAACTGTTGAGCATTGATCCTCTCACGTCGCAGCGGATTGAGTCTCTGCGTGAGAATATCGCCAAAATTGGTACTAAAGCTAGTGAAGCATCTGAAGGCGACACCAACACGGTAGGGCGCAGCGCCTCCACAGCGATGGACATGCCACAGTCAGAGCTTGCAGAATACGGTGACTATGCCAGTGGAGCAAACCATACCATTCAGGACTCGCAGGTCAAACAGAATGGCACAGGGTCCAGCACGTCGGACACTGAAACAGAATCAACAGGGAAAGACATTATCAGCGGGTACACACAGCCTCAGGCTGAACTGCTGATGATTTACAGGTCAACCTTTTTGAATCTGGACGCTGATATTATTGACCTGATTGAGCGTAACAACCTGTTTATGAAAATCTGGTCAACCAGCGAAGAATACACGAGAAAAGAGTTTGGTCTTGGATACCCGTACATTTTCCCCTATCGTCGGTTTTAAACCGCTCACGCAGATCACACCGTTCACCTACAGGGACGGTGCCACCTACGCCTATATTCTCAATAAGTTTGAGCAGTGGCTCAAAGAGATCGGCGTGGAGCTGGAAACCAGCCTGAATGAGTATCTGGCTGAAATTGGGAAGATTGAATCATCCTGGCTGGAGCGGTTCGATCAGTTCATGGCTGATGTTCAGGCGTCTTTGAAGCCACTGAATGATGAGTCAGTATCTGAACTGGTGGCTGATACTGGATCTAAGTTGCGTATCGCCCTCGAATTGATGTTCGATGAGAAAACGGCTGCTATTGCCGCTGATCAAGAGGCGTTCAAAACTGAGATACGCGGTGAGCTGGCAGACGTCAATAATGAAATTGCTGCACAGATCGGCACGGTGGCTGATAAGGCACTGACGTATGATGAAGTGCTTACGGCTGTGCATTTGTCGTGCTGGCGTGAGCCTGGTACGAATAACGCGATTTTTTCGTCTCATGAGGATAGTGCACCAACGTTCATGGTGGCACCGTTCAACATGCGCATTATCGGTTTTAGCATCATCTTTGACCGGTTCAGCCTGTCTCAGTCGGACGTGAATTATCTACGCTTCAGGCTACGTTCGCGGTCCAAGACTGACGCTGATAGTTTGAAAACTATTGTTGAGAAGCGGACTACCACTTATCAGGGTGAAGCGATCCGCGAGCGTATTGCATGGAATTTTGATGCTGCTGAATGGACTGAAGCGAATCGTTATGTTGAAGCCGGTGAAGCGCTCACCATTCATTGGGAGTTTTTCGGGACTGCGCCGGCGATTGATTTTCCGTTCACACTTGTAGTTCGCTACGCACCGTTCTAACCACAATGTTTCACGTGAAACAATGACCATGTTTCACGTGAAACATTCTTTTCTAAGGAAATAATTTTGCCACGCACCTACCCCTACCCTGTAGACCGATCAGCAACCAACATTCTGATCAGCACCGACATTCACCACGGCCGCCGCCCCAACTGGACCCCTGGACAGCTCACCCGCGCCGGTAACGATATTGACCGTATGCCAAACATGTTCGACGCGATCATCTACGGCGGCGACCATATCAACTGGCATGGAACCGCCGATAAAACCACAGGACCCGAAGATTTTCTAGCGATCCCTTGGATGCAGCAACGACGGGTACGGGACCTGAAGCGTGTGGAAATTGTCGCCTATGGCAACCACGACTATTCCTGCTGGGAGCCACCCTATAACCGGCGCACAATCACCGAACTAGTAGCACTATATGGAAAGCCTCAACAAGCGTTCCATGATCTAGGGAAAGTCTGTGTCATCGTCCTTTCTCCAGACCGCTGGTGGGATGCTGGAAGCAACGATTTTGGTCCTCAGATCATCAATCCCTCTCAAGTAGAGTTTGTGCGGGCCCAGTGCGCTGCCACGACTAAACCCGTATGGATCTTCACGCACGCCCCCATGCCAGCACACTACCCTGGCATGATGACCGACAACGGACTGCAGGCGCTGATCGGTGAAACACCAAACATCATGGGGATCATCTCAGGCCATCGCCACGCAGATGTGCGAACACAGTCGGACAACGTGAAAATCTTGACCATTGACACACGAAAAATCTATGCAGTCAACGCGCCAGCGGTGGGGGGTTTTCCTAATACGCCGGGTAATGATCCGTTTGACATGTTGAGTGTATCGACGGCGCTCACCGTGAAAACTGATGGCAGTATTGAGATACGGTACCGTAACCATTTACGTGAAACATGGATGCACTCACCTGAAGGCAGTGACAGCATCATCAAACTCAACACCGGATACGGCCCTATCTAAGATAGAATGGCTCTAGCAAACAGCTAGGGCCATTCATTCTTAAGAGGGAACAGTGACTAAAGTAATTTTCAGTTTAGGCAACGACACTGTTGACGGTGTGCGTTACAGCTTTTCCACTGTCACCGCACGACAGGCACAGCGCCGCGTATCTGGTGACGTTCTCGTATTTAAGTCCACTATCGCAGGCACCACTGAAGGTGACGTACTCTGTCTCGATCTACCGGCCAGTGGATTGGGTGAAGCGTGGATTATCAGCATTATCGACTCGCAGGGCGACCGTATTTCAGGGTACTTCAAAGTGCCTGAAATGGAGGTGGTGAACTTTATGATGCTGATCCAGGTTGACCCTAAAACGCTGGAGCCACTAGCTAAGCCTGAACCTGAGTGGTGGGCTATGACACGCAAAACGGTGATTGACGGTTATGTCATGGGTGGTGATCTGATCCTCCGACACTACAACGGTGCCACGACTAACGCAGGCCGTGTTGAAGGTGCACCGGGTAAAGACGGGGCACCTGGGCGTGACGGTGTGGACGGCAAGCCGGGGCGTGACGGCTTAGATGGTGCACCGGGCGCTCCAGGTAAAGACGGGGCACCGGGGCGTGACGGTGAAGTGTCTTTTGAGTACGCTAACGCGAACTACACTCGAAAAACATTGTTTGAGCAGCGCCCTGCTATTTCATTCACCTATGGTGTTTACGGTTCAATCAAATACACTGTCATGCGCATCAATCAGCACGGCAACCCTGATCCTAGCGTTCTGAAGTCCTATTGGGATGAAGTGCAGCGCACACCAAAATTCCAAGTGCGTGAGCATGATATTGAAATAGTGCGTGATCAACTAGGGGCAACCTATCTAGCTAATGGTGCAGGTATGGTGCATATTTCTGGCATTGGGCACGGTGAAGGGAACACTGTGACCACCCGTGGTGGCGTGGTGATCGACGGTGAATTAGTCCAAGAATATGTCGGCAGTATTGATGGTTCATGGACAGGTTCTGATGGTTTTGCCATGCTGGACAATGGACTGCTAAAAGGCTATTCATCGGTACGCGGTGATACAGCCCAAGATGCTGTTGATGACGGTGCAGTGTGGTTGTCATCATTTGGCGCTGTTCTAGTAGAGAATGGAGTGAAGCGTGATCTGTCCGATCCATACTGGGATGCTGCTAATGCCATTGTTTCTTCCATTAACTTTTATGGGCAGTTAGCCAACGGTGACATTATCCATGTGACTGCGCCGGGTAAGTCATCGGTAAGTGGTGGAACATTAGCTGATGAAGCAAATATTGCCCTTCAACTTGGCTGTGTTTTTGCGTGTTCGATGGACCGTGGCGGCAGCGCTCAATCTTTCAGCGGTCGGGCCCCTGTACAAATATCGTCTGACAGAGATATTGCTGTTCCTATTGATTACAATAAACGGCTGGTTGCCAACTACCTGTACACCACACTGCCACATATGGCCGTGGTAAACAGTGACAAGCCAGACCTTTACTACACCCCCACGCTATTTAAGCCCGATGTGGGGGCTGAACCGCGCGCGGCAGTGTCCACTTCAGGTCTGGTGTCATTGTCTGGTGTAATGCGTTTGACACCTGCTGGTGAGGGTGGAACGCTCACTGAATGGCCTACTAGTTCAGCCACGGGTATTGTTAGGCTGCCGCCGTATCTACGTCCTTCTGCTGATAAGGTTGGCATGTTCTACGGCAACGGCCTTTTGCGAGGGCGTTATCAGGTGTCTGCATCTGATGGTGTAGTTCGCATTAGCAACTGCGAATCGGGAATGTTGTATGCGCGACTTGACGGAATAAGTTTCCAAATTGAAAGGTCTATGTAATGAAAACTTTTATTGTTCGGTATGAAATTGATTCATGCGTTATTGAGCAAACACGTGTTGAGGCTGAAAACTTTGAATTAGCCGGTGACGCTGTTCGCTATTCACGTGAAGAAAATATTGAAATCATCTCAGTTGTAGAGGTGTAAACGTGGCGTGGGATGCTGAAGCGCAGCGCATCGCTGTTAACGTCATCGCACATGTTGAAGGATCAGGCGCGTGGGACGCGATCAACTACAGGGACCCCATCACCGTGGGGCTCATGCAGTGGTATGGCACCCGCGCCGCCTCCCTCCTCAAAGACATGAAGGACAACGGGCAGTGGTCCACCGACACTGAACTAGCCTCACTCTCCAGCGACCTGGAGACGCAGGCAACCTCCAGCCGTTGGTGGACCGCCCGATACCTCACTGGCAGTGAAGGTAAAGCGCTAAAGCCTGTACTGCGTGCTAATAAGGCGATCCAGTCTGCTACCGTGTCCAGCGATATTGACGACTACAAAAAAGTGGCCATACGCATGGGAATGAATCCAGACACCAACACTAAAGCTGTGCAGTTCTACTGCGTGATGTATCACCAAACACCAAAACGCGCCAATGACATTATTGACAACATTGGGCCTAACAGCAGCCTGAAACGTGTGTGGGCTGCCTGTATGAATGATCCAGTGTTCGGGCAATACAAAACACGGTACAACACAGCCTATAACATGATAGCCACCGGAACAGCACCAGACATTATCGACTTAAACGATGATGACGCGCCGATCACCGACGGCAGCGGGGATGAAGAAGCACCGGCAGCAAACAACGGCGACCGCAAACTAGGGGACATACGCTACCTCTCCATCGTAGGTGACGTCATCCATGTGGTGATGAAGGGAGGGCAGACCCTCCAGGCACTCCCCGCAGCGGGGGAGAGGTTTGTCATCCCACGCTCCACCCTCTCCAGCGGGGCCGCGCCTGAAATACCTGATGATGAGGAAAACACCGGCGAGCCTGATCCACCGCCCTATGAGGGTGATGTGACAGAGGCGCAGCAGACGCTCATCGACTATGCCGACAGTGTGTTAGGCACGTGGGTTTACACCAATGACTCACGCCGGTTGAGGGCGCATGAAAATAAAGCTGGTGACTGTTCAGCATTTGCCCGTGAGTGTTATAAACGTGTCGGTGTGAAACTAGGGCTGTTGACGAGCAACCAATATACGCAGGGCACCCGCATCTATGCAGGCCCTCCAGCCGCGCTGAAGATCAGTGATCTTCAGGTAGGTGATCTGGTGTATATGAAGTGGCGAAACCCCGCATGGAACAGTGGCAAAGTCACCGACCATGTGGAAATGATGTACTCAGTGGCAGGCCAAGGGATCTGTGTTGGACACCCCGGCCCCGGTCGGGGCCCCCGCAAATGGACTACTACCAGTGCATACACCTATTTTCAGGGTGCATCATACATCTGGGTGCAACGTCACCTGAAATAGTATGATTGTATTATGACCAACACTAACGAGACTGTACCGTACTACAGTTACCGTCGCGTCCTCTCATACAACGGTATTTATAACTTTTGTGTGGGAGGGCGCGGTATCGGTAAAACCTACGGTGCCATCAAAATGGCAATACGCGACTACTTCAAACGCGGTGAACAGTTCATCTATCTGCGCCGTTTTGAAGATGAAATCACCGCCGCTAAATCAACTTTTGGGGCAAGCCTCGCCCTAGAATTTCCGGGTAAAGAGTTTCGTGTGCGCGGTGACTACTATGAGGTGGTCATCAAAGAGACTGGGGGAGAGGTTAACCCTAAAACAGGGCGCAAATCAGCGATTCATAAAGAGTGGGCTGTGATCGGATATTTTCGTGTTCTCACTAAAGCACAGGCTCAAAAGAGTACCGAGTTCCCTCGCGTCACGAAAATTATTTTTGATGAGTTCATCATTGAAAAAGGTTTTCAAAGATACTTACCAGATGAGCATATCGCGTTCAACAACTTTTACAGCACCGTAGCACGACGTCGCAGTAACGTGCGTGTATTCTTCTTAGCTAACAGTGTGAGTATCGGCAACCCATATTTTGATGAATACGATATACGGCCTGATCAGATGAAAGAAATTACGGGCATGAACCACGTGTTCGACTATGATTTAGGGGTGAAACGGCCGTTCATTGTGGTTCACCTGATCGACAGTGAACGTTTTCAAGAGGCCACCTATAAAACCGTGTTCGGTCAATTCATCAAAGGCACCGACTACGCAAAATATGCTGTAGAAAACAACTTCAGCGACAACCACGCACAGCTGATCAACGGGAAAACACCGTCTGCTAAATACAAGTTTACCCTTGAAACAGCAGGTGGCACCTTCAGTGTCTGGTATGACTACCCTATACAGACATTCTTCATCCTCTCCCGCCGCGAAAAACAAGAGCTACTACTCACGATGGTGCGGGAGAATATGAGTGACAACAAAAAGTATGTGAAAAAGAATGATCCAGTCCTAGCGAACCTACGCGCTCACTTTGACTCGGCTAGGGTATTCTTCGATAAGCAGCGCACACGCAACGCCTTCGTAAAAGTGCTCAACAGATAGGAAAAGCAATGGAGAAGCGAACAGCAGGGCCCGTCACACAGGCAGCCACCGGGGGCGCAACCCTCGCAGGGGCCATCACAGTGGTGTTGGTGTGGATAGTAGGCCTGAATGGTGTGGAGATTCCAGAAGTGGTGGCAGGGGCTATCACCGTCATTATTGCCGCCCTGGGCGCGTTGGTCGGTGGGTGGCTAGTGAAGCCTGGCACAGGGCGTCGCCGTGGATAACGAGCAGTTCATGAGCATGGCGGTGAGTGTTGGTGAAATCAAATCAACAGTGACCGCCATCAAAGAAAACAATGAGCGCCGCCTAGGGAACGTGGAGGCCTCAGTGATCAGCCTCAGCAGTGAGCAGGTGAAGCAGGGGCAGGAGATCCGCGAACTGAAGTCCAGTCTCTCTACCAGTTATAAATGGATGACAGCCCTCGTCACTGTCATAGGCATCATCGTTGGTGTCATCATGAAACTCATATAACAGAACGCCCGGTACAGTGTACCGGGCGTTCTGTTATCTACCGAACATCAACCGTATAAACGTTTTGACTGATGTTTTGAGAAATTCAATCTGATCAATCAGTTCAGATTTTTCGTTGGAAAGTTCAATGTACTTGTCACGCAAAATGTTGTATGCTTCATCATCTTGCGCGCGCATATTCAACTCTATGTTTTTCTTCATGAGACTGGAATTTTCGGAACGTAACATCATGTTCTCAAATTCCAGTGTCTGCAACTGAGATTTCAATTTGCGGTTAAACATTGTATTCCTCTCTACAAAACAACAATATAGTTCTCGGCATGGTCACTCCACACCTGTTCAGGCACAGGTGACCTAAAGTTATTGTTTCCAGCGTCAACTAACACTTCAGCGTTACGCGGCAACTCCTCCAGCAGGGCGATCAACTCATGAACCGTCATTCTGTTCCACCCTCTTTAGAATAGATGTATTTTCGAGCTGTGCCCCAATGCTGATACCCTTCGATGATCTTAATATCATCCAACCCTAGAGCTTTCAAAACCGACTTATGTGGTGTGATGCAGTCAACATGAAAATCAGCCCCGTAAACCTGTGCTTCAACATAGGTTCTATCAGGATTAATCGCCTGTTTGCACAGGTCACAAATTATCTCTACGTGCTTAGTTTCAAGAGTTGCCATCCTATTTCCTCTCCATCTCATTTATATAGACAATATCGGGCGGGTAAGTTGTCTTACCACAAATTGCACACCTATGACAATACTTATCTTCAGCGTCACGTCGAACAAAAGTATATAAAGCACAGCAATCAAAAGCATATGAATAGCCCATTATTTACGCCTGTACTCTCTAGTGTTCTTCAGCATGTGGACGCTCACAGCCCCGTCACGCATCCAACGGACACGAACTTGACGTGACTTACTGTAATTGTAAATCATGAGCACCTCGACAATTTGGTTACACAGGTAGATCTTATCACCGATCACCAAATCGGTAACTTTGACCATGTTTGAATCATCCATGCGTAAAGCATACCACAACTAGACAAACACAACAAACACACGTATAGTTTGCAACATGTACAAAATCATTAACGCCAAAAACCTAGCCTCAGGCCAAAAGTTCATGGTCCCCGGCCACCGAGAATGGTACACCACAGGCAACGAACCATACCTATGGCATGGCAAACTCCACGTACCATGCACACGCAACACACCCAACGGCATCCGCTCACTAGAACTCAAACTCAGCGAATACGACAAAGTGAAAGTATGGAAATGACAGACGCAGACCACATCATCGCCCTGGCACTCATCACCCTAGCCATACTGGCACCCATAACAGCCATCCTCACCGACAAAAGGAAATACTAATGATCATCAGGCACCTCGCAGCACCCACCGCCCTACACCCACGCACAGACGCTGTAACAGCCCTCTGTGGACAAAATGCGCAAGTCCTGGACAACTCTAGCTACCAGTTCATGAAACTGGACCTACATAAGTCCCAGTACGTGCACCACGTCATCGTAGAAGGCGTAAACAGCAACTGCGCAGACTGCGTAGACATACAAGACGAAACCACACAACACCATGGAGAAGGCCTAGAATGAGCTTTAGAGTACAAATCAGAGCACTAAACGGGTACACCATGATAGCCCAATACCTCAGAACAACATCTGAAGAAGCCATCAGCACAGCACTAAAAGACTTCAGAAGATTGACTGGAGACAAAATAACATACATTGAAGTTAAGCTAATATAAGCGCAGCCCTGGAGCCACACTCCAGGGCTATTCTCATGCCTCCCGCATGGACTACCACAAACACCACACAAAGTCAAAAATGTTACAAACAGTCA